AAGTTTTTGCTTACCTTGTTTTTGACACTCAGCTTTATAAGCTCGTTCAACGTGTTCATTTACATCAGCGGAGAACTTATTAAAATCCTCTTCACTTACGTGGAGCTTGCAACTGTACACTCCGTTATCATCAAACTTATAGTCTGGCTGAAACTTAGGATAGATTGCAGTCCCTATAGGGGTTGTTAGTTTTGTTGTACTCATTTTTACTTATATTTATTTTTGATTTTTCCTTTTGTTAGGAAAAGAAATACAGACTATCTTTTAATAAAGAAATGTCTGCCTGTCCATACTCTGGTGGATCAGGAAATTCTAAATCAGGATTCTGCTCTTTGATTTGCTCAAGCCAATCCTTTAATAAATCTTTTGAGAACATCTCTACCGCTTGCTCTCTAATAACTTCAGCAAGTATATTTGAATTTTTACTGTGTGTTCCAAACGAGTCATGAATCATAGAGAAATCATAAATCCCTCTCTTGTTTGCTGCTACAACTACCTTATGCAACAAAGATGAATCAAGACTGTGAACTGTGTTAGGACTCACGCCATTCGACATTGAACGTGGTGACACCTTTTCCGTAGCTTCATTAAAATTTACATGAATAGCTTCCCCTGTAATCCATGTAGAAACTTTTGTATCCTTTAACTTTCTATAATCTTGCTTCACAACAAACCCCGATGGAGTCACCCAAGTTAGATGTCGTTGTTCGTTACTGACAATCCTAGCAACCTGTTGGAACCAGTGCATACATCTTTTAGGTAAATCAAGAATCTCCTCAATAGCTTTCCAAACTATTTCAGATAAATAATGTACCGCTTTATAGTATTCCTTTAAATCAAAAGGTGAAGGACAACTATCTGCATGAATCTTTTCTTCAAACCAGTCTAAAATATATTGCCTGTTGCTGTAGCGTGTAAGTCCGTAGCTGTAACACATAACTGGTCTTTTGCAGGTACTCCTGGTAAGCCCATAATCGATCCAAGCCTGTGCAAAAGGATGATTCTTTTCCGCATCTTCCCTCATATAACTTTCAACTCTCAACCTAACAACGTCATAAATGTCTGCAGGTTTTGTAGTCGGTATGACGTTAGTGGCAACACAACCATAATCACATCTTGTAAGAATAGAAAGTATTTGTAAGCCGTTGTTGGTTGCATCCATAGAGCAAGGCAACTTTGTTTTTATCTTACCTACTTTCAGATACTCACTCAATTCAAAACAAACCGCAAGGAACTGCCAAGGTTTATCCGCATCCATCCATTCGGTGTTTCTTGTAGGATCTAAAGCAACCCTATGAATCATTTCAGCGTTGTCATGTACCCATTGCACTCGTTCGTCTAAAGTGACCTTGTCATATCCCCAAGTGTTTGCTCCATGTATTAACAGCCACCTTGCTTCGCTGTCATTCCTAACCCTTTCTGATCTCTCAAACTGCAACAAACTCCTAGAAAGATCAGAACCTTGTACGTTTAAAAAACTTGGAATGCTATAAATTCTGCCTCTAAA